CCGCAAACAGGGATAGATGGGGCCATGTGGTTCAACTGCCAGCAAAACACCATTCCCGCCGCACCAATTTTCAAGATCATCCTCCTGCTTTGGACGAAAATACTTTTCCTCAAACAAGGAAATATAATAATCCTTTTCCATGTCAAGGTTGTGTTCCAAAATATAATCAGCCAGCTTTTTCAGCTGATCGTAAAAAACTGTGGCGTGAACCGGTTTCCATCCTTCCTCATACACACAATTCGCATTAATCTCGTTATATCCAAGTTCAATCATATGTGTGATTGCATCGTATGTGTGCATTACATTCGCCGGAGCTATAGTAACTTTGCTTCCCATGTATCCGCCCTTATTCATCCAGTCTTTTGCCGCTGCAATCGCCAGATCATACGATGGATGACCGTCTGGAAACACTCTGCAGGAATCATGTAGCTCTTTATTACCATCAACGGTAACAGAAAAAGACAGTCGATTGTTCCATTTCTGCAAAACCTTCTGTACTTCTGGTTCGAAGTAGCACACACCATTACTGCAGATAGAAAACATTGTTTTCATAAGCCATGGATGATTTAGTTCTATCATCTGGCCAATAGTGTAACTGCAGATTCGATCAATCAGCCCTACTTCCAACAGCGGTTCTCCGCCGATAAAGTCAATGATAAGGCCAGGGGAACGCCTTGGATTGATATAATCTCTCATGCCCTTTTCTCCAGTTAGCAGAAGATCAATCATCTTCTTTGCCGTATCGAAAGACATTTTCTTTTTGCCCTTATGTGTCTGATAACAATACTTGCATGCCAGATTGCAGTCATCAGTGACCTGAAACGTAATGGTCTGAGTCAGAATCTTTTCTGTCCCTACCGGTTCGTGCAGCTCAGGATATAATCTGCTCAGCCTTTCGGAATATTGTTCTGTTCTTTTCATTTGATTCCCTCAATTTCACAATTGCACAGAATGTCTACTTTCAGTTCTCCTGTCTTGTACTCAAGATTCCATTTGATCTTGTGATGTTTAAGAATCTCCGGAATATATTTTTTCTCAAGCTCTGCTACTGCCATGCTGAACTGTGCATCCAATTCCGCTCCCTGTTTCTGATAAGCCTTAAACGCTGGGCTATTGATTACATCTGGGTCTTCCATGTGTGCTTCGATGATTCTCTGCAGGACATCTTTAGTAAATCCCCTTTCGTAGTCCAGTCTTTCGATGTACTCTGCCTCTTTGCTGTCTACTTTAATAATTACTGTTCTCATTTTTTTCCTCCTAATTAAATGAATATATCGGTGTAGTCGCCTGTCCGTAGCCCTGATTCCTGCAGGTGCCGCCACAATCACTCTGACAGCTTGATGCACAGGATGTAGAGCATCCTCCACAGCTGGTTCCGCAGCCTCCAGAACAATTGTTTTTGCAGGTTCCCATGCAGCTATCTGTGCATCCGGAACCACAGGAATTTCCACAACCCGAACAGCCGCTACAGCCAGTACAAGACTGAGCGCAGGAAGCTGTGCACTTATTATCACAACCCTGACAAGTACCAGAACAGGTACCAGAACAGGTGCCAGAACAGGTACCGGTGCAGGTACCGGTGCAAGTATTACTGCATCCTTCGCAAGTCCATGTGCATGAAGAATAACATCCGCCTTCGCACCAGGTATTGCAGTCGTTCATGCAATTTGCTGTGCATGTCTGATTGCAACTGCCCTTGCATCCGCTTGTGCAATCATCTGCGCATGTCGAAAAGCAACTGTTTCCGCATCCGCCTGTACAGTCTGCGCAGGTGTCCGAACAATTTGCTGTGCATGTCTGAAGGCAATCCGTTTTGCATCCTGCCTCGCAATCATCTGCGCATGTCCGTTGACATCCAGTACATTCGTCCGAACAATTGTGATTGCACTGCTTTGTGCATGTTTTATCACAAGTACCAGAACAGGTGCCGCTACATATCGTACTGCAATTTCGCGAGCAGGAAGTCCCGCATCCGCCGCAGTTGCCAGACGCTGTGGACTTACAGCTCGTTGCACAACTCGTTCCACATCCTTTTGAACACGCCATAGATATCACCTCCTCTCATTATGTAGTCATCGCGCCGGTTGTACATCCGGAACCACAGGTATGTGTGCATCCAGAAAAACAGCCATCTGAACAACCACCGCAGGATGTAGAACAGCCATCTGAACAACTCTTTGCGCAAGTGGTATCGCAACCACCAGTACACCCAGTGCATCCCTGACAGCCAGATGTGCAAGAACCTACACATAACCCCGTACAGAGTCCTCTGCACCCACTATCACTTGCCTGCTTATCTATTTTTGCAAGGGTATCAACAAATTTCTCCGCCTGATCGACGATCACATCTGCTCCACTATGACTCTGTTGCAGGCTGTTATCTTGCAAAAAATCCGCTACATTAAGCAGCGGATCAATAACCTTTTGTATATGTTCATCTGTAATGTCTCCCCCAGTGACCGGAACAGCATTATAATCATAATTTGCAGCAAATTTATTCATTGAAGCGCTTGAACCATGCTCCACACAGCTTCTCCTTGCCATTTCTTTTTTTACTTTTGCCCGCAATTCTACAAGTCTCTCTGCTGATATCATATAGCCACCGCCTACAAACTCGTGATTGCTGTCTGAGCCGGCTGAAGCATGACATAATCAACGGACACCGTTATATTTGCGCTATTTTTCAGCAATCTCGCAGTAATAGTAACCGTATCATTCAATTCAACATTAAGTCCAAACGTCTGATAAACTCCTGCTCTTTCAAACATATTTGCAGTAATAGTTCTGGTTTCCAATATCGCTCCGCCAGACGTTACATTTAATTCGATTAGCCCGCCGTTATTTGAATTTGAGTTCACTTTCACTCTAATCAACAAGCTATAGAGTCCTTTTCTGAGACTATCGATTGCTTTTTGAAACAGTGTCTGTACTGATGCTGTCGACGACGTTTTCCTGATAACGCTGAACTGCGCGCTTGCATCTACGATATTTGCATCCGCCGACAGCTCTGGTCCTCCATAGGTATTGTCAATCGCAAGTGTGTCAATCCGTTCGATCATCTTTGCTACCCGTCGTTCGAGATATATAGTATTAAGCAGTAATGTCCTAAACATAGGATTTACTACATCCGCATGAACCAGATCCTTTGTCTCGATGATTCTCAAAGCTTCATTGAACTCCGGATTCTCCGGGATAACCACGTTCGCCATATATAATCATCTCCTTACTGTAAAACATCATCAATTTCAAATCTCATTGATACATTCGAATCTTTACCTTTTGGAAGAAAATTAGCAATCATGATGATGTCTCCCTCAGAGTCATACAATCCGATCTCACTTATGCTCTTTCCGTTGGCTTCAGATCCATTTAATGTGCAATAATATTCACACTTGTTTTCATTGGTTTTAAGCGTATGTCCATCTACCGCTTTTCGAAGAAATTCATTTTTCAATGTTTCTCCCGGACTAAGAACTGTTGAACCATTCGAGCCGCCACTTCCAAACGCAAATCCTACAATCTTAGGCAGAGTGATCTCTCCGGCTCTGGCTCTCAGGATTTTCGTCCTTCCTACTACTGTTACCTTTCCTTCCATCACAATTCCTCCGTTGTTACTTCTGTATCAAATTTTATCGTTCCATCCCATTTGTACTCTCCATTCCACTGATTGAGATTCTTGTAGATCATAACATTCCCGGTCATTCCAACCGGAAGTTTTTCTGTTATTTCACATTTAACTTCAACCGATGGTACAGAAAATCTTTCTGTCCAGACATGCTGCATTCCTATGTCTAACGCTGGGAATAGAACTCTTTCCCTCTCACTGCATATTGCGGCTTCAATAACATATCGAGCCTGCATTGACAGATGAGATGGTTTTATTTTTCGGATATATTCCAGTAAAACATCGACGGAATATATCGGATAATCTGCTCCGATCAACAGGTCGATACCAAACACATACTTCTCTACCTGCTCCGAGACGCTCGCAGAAAGCCCAAATACGGTCTGTATAATGTTTTCAAGTCTATAAGGCGTAATGGACGATCTGGACGTCCTATCGCGCCGATTCACGACTGCTTTTCGGCGATCATCAATGTCTTTTGTTCTGTCGATAGGTATTCCATACATAAGCTCGTGAAAATACATTCCCCATGCAGCTGTTTCCGGAAATGCCTGCTTCTGCGCTTCGCTAATCCTCCTGCTTGCAGTCTCCAGTTCCAGTCCAATAACCTCGTATATCCATTTTCCGACATACGATTTATCGTACCAGCCTCTTGTCACATACGTCAGGAGCCTCTGAGCAACCTCATTCGTAGGAAAATGTTCCAGATCAACATTGTCTATATGCATCTCTATCCCTCCGTAAAATTAAGCTCCGTCGCAGTTGTGATCGGATAATAGTCTGCCGCAACCGATATATTGTTCGTATTTTCATTTATACGAAAATCTGAGAAATCAATTACTCCGGCTGTGTTAGACAACAATGCAGATGCAACCGTATACCGGATTTCTTCACTGTCCTTAGCTTCCCTGTAGTAGGTCTTTAATGCTGTCAGGAATGCTTCCTTTACATTATCGATACTGTAATTGCTTTCCAGTTCAAGCACTGCACTGTAGGATATGGTCATATCCTTCACTGTAGATATCGTCACGGATGCTCCAATTGGAGCCAGACGCTTCATTCTGTCCTTCGGAGATACAATATAGTCTTCAACCGCCTGCAATGTTTCTTCTCCGACTGCACTTCCGTCCGGATCCGCAACAACAACCTTAACAGTTCCAGGCCCTTTCCATTCAGCTTCCACGACAGCAGAACCAACACCGGACACCTCTTTCGCCCAACGGACATAATCTGCGTCACATCCTACAAAGGAAACCTCTGCGGAGCGAAGCTTTTCAAGGATTCTTTCTCGGTATGTGTCGTCGTCCTCTTCGTCTGTGCCACCCCTGATAGGATTCTCATTCGTCACAGAAGTAACATTCTTGTTTGGCTGTTTCTGCAATGTCACAGTATTTCTTGTCACATTATAAGAAGCTCCTGCGAGAACAGACGCAACAGCTATGTCAACCGTTCCCTGTTCTGGGATAGTTACCTCCTCAGTCGTCGCAAATTCAACAGATGTCGAATCTGTTGTACCTTCGGTACAAAATACCGTCCCTTCCTCGATAATCGTTCCAGCGGTGCCTACGACGGTCACATGACCGGATGCTCTGCTCGCCTGCTTTCGTGTAACCTTTGCAGATACTCCATGCAGATCAAGCCATTCACCCCAGGCCCACATTGGAAACATAAGCATCAATGTTCGGGTAAGGTTGTACTGTATCAGTCTGGAGATCTCGATTGCAGTCGGCATGGTAAAATCATACGGAAAGTCTGCCGGCATATCAGATATATCAACTGGCAGATTATTCATCATCCGGGACTGGATTGTATCAGGATCGCTGTTATCTATACATTCTGGAGTTACAAATTCTTCTGCCAAATTCTCATCTCCTTTTCAATGTTACTTCTAAATCGAATTTTTCCCAGTGTATTGCGTACACTGTAAATTTCACATGGACCACAGATGGTTCCCATTCAAATTCAAAATCCTCTACGGATTCAGTCCTTGGATTTACCATCAGAGCCTCTTCTATGGTACGTTCAATCGCCAGTTCCACAGCTGTATCATCTTCTTCCTTCATGGCATCTTCCATCTCTGCACCGATATCATCATCGTATCCGAGACAGCTATACCTTTCTGTAGCAACTGCCTTTACGCACCATGTCTTATATGCTTCGAGCCCTTCGCTTTTAAGCATGCAAAAAGGAGATTCGCAAACGAAATCTCCTTTCTCTAAGTCCCATGCCACAGATGGCTTGTACTCTGCGTCATATTCTTCATTTTCTTCCTCATATTCCGGTATATCCACCACCGGATATAAGTTGTTTTCTGACATATATGTCCTCCTATACAGGTCTGGTTATTATATCAATCACAACAGCGGTATCCTGCACCCAAGCGATCAACACTCTATCTCCTGCCTGTAACTGCCGCATTGATTCCGGAAGATATGCTTTCCCAGAATGCTCAGTCTGCACATCGCAGAATGCATCTCCCGTCTTTCCAAGGGTAAGCTGTCTGCACACCCTGTAATCCTCCTTTGGAATCGCAATCGGAAAAGTGTTCGAGAGTAGGCTACCATCTGCCTGAATTTCTGCAAAATCAAGGCATAGGGGTTTATCTGCGTGCTGTTTCATTCTACTATCAAGAGCTGCTGCCAGTCTCGACACTCCATCATTACTATCAAATGCCATCCTCTACCTCCCGTTAATCGAATGTTCCTTCATCTACCCATCCACATAGGTGTGTTTCGCTCCAATCAAGACCTTCCAGACACCAAGGATGTGCGCTGCCCGGATTACTATGCGTGATCTTTGCTTTTCCTGCTGCAACCTGGTAGCCAGATGACGCATCCGAAGAAACATAATGTGTACCGCCATGGAAATTGACTGTATCGCCAACACTAAAATTTCCAGTCTTTTTCTTGTTTCCAGAACTGGAAGAAGATGAAGATTTCAGCTTTGTTTTCTTTAGGCTTATTGTCATTTCCATCTTATCGCAGTCATGAGTTATTGCTTTTACCCAGTAATAACCGGATCCCGTCGACATTTTTATATGAACAATGTCGCCTTTCCGGATAACTGGCATATCAACAGTAACCACCTTGATTTCCTCTTTCGGTTTTCCATCATCTTCAAGAGTCTCTTTTGCTGTCTTTTTTGCTTCATCCAAGCTATCGTCTTTGGCTCTTGTAATGATCTTCTGCCGGATACCGTATTTCGTCTGTCCATCAACTGTAGCTTCTACTGGTCTGCGCTTATCATCATCTGCCTCTCCAAGAATTTTCACCCTCGTGACCATTCCCGAAGTGCTTATTTTATGAGAAACGCTTATCATGTTCTCGGTCTCACCGAAATGATAGATATTGCTGTTACTGCCAATTCCCAGAATCTGCGCCTTGCCCTTTACGGAACGAATAACGGAATATCCGCCGCCTTTCTTTTTCGCCTCATCCAAGATGTCCTTAACCAGTGTGCCAAGTTTCTTTTTATCTTCCTTTATCACGCCATGAGTTACGTTTGGACCGGTGTATTTGTTTATTGTTATACCCCACTTTTCGAAAAAATCCTGTATAACCTGCTTTGTCCGGGCACCACTTGAATAATATACGCAGTCCTCGGACTCCTGCAGATCATACAGGTTATCATAAGCTTTCAGCTGTAGCGGCTGGCTGCTCAATTTAGCAGATGGATTCCACTCTACAATCCGGCCACGCATGGCTTCATGTGCAGTTCCTGTCTTGTATCGGTAATACAGGTACAGATAACATCCAGGTTTCGTCAAGCTGGAGAGTCTGCCCTTTGTGGTCTTATCGTTCTTCACCGTACACGACAGCTTCGCCGCAAGCTCATTTTCCAGTTCTTCCCAGCCCAGATCTTCAACAAAATTTGTTATGTCGTATTTCTTCTTTTTCTCGGTCACAAGTACCAGATAATAAGAATATTTAAGTGGGTCAACCATCTAACCTCCTTTACGGTATCGTAAGGATAGTTCCAGGGAATATCCAATCCCCTTGGTCGCTATCCTTATGCCCGTATTTTTTCGCAGCCTTTTCTATCGCTGTCTTATTTGCATCATAAATCTTTTTCCAATCTGCTCCTGATCCGTAAAATTTCTTTGCGATATTCCACAGGCAGTCACCAGTTTTAATGGTGTATGTCTGTTTTTTCTTATCTGTTGAACTCTTTTTCAGGTTCGTTCGGGCTGTCGTCTTCTTTTTCTTCTTATCAATGCCAAGGTCCTTTGTGGTCTGGATTTTAAGCGGACGATAAC